CATTCTAATCATTTTCATACCAATACCACCGACTAAACCATCCATCATACTAAATGAATTATTTTGATCGTCTAACCCAGCAGTACCTTCTTTCATATATTGTTTCCACTGGTCACGTAAAGTCTTTGTTTTCTTATTAATATCATCCATATTATCGGCGATACCTTTTACCGAATCATTTTGACTTTTTAAGATAGTATCTATATGTTTTTGGATATCTCTGTGTTTGCCACTACCTGTTATTATACCATTTAACGACTTCAGTATATCTTTGGTAGCATCTACTTGATCATCGGTGGCATCTTTGATGTCCGAAGTCTTTTCTAATATTTCTTTTGCACGTTCTAACCAAGCTTGTTGACTGGAATTTAATTCTTCTTCGTTTATGAAGTTTATTTCTCGGAGTAGATTCCTATATTCCTTTAATTCACTTAATTTCTTATTAGCCATCTTTTAAACTCTTAAATCTTTTTTTAAGTCGTCAATAGTCATTCTTGCAAAATTAAACTTTTTACCATATAAATTTTCAAAACTTTTTTCTAAATCAGATATACTATCATTCACATCTTTGAGATTTTTATTAAGTTTATCATCTGTACTTTTAGTTTTTTTAGCTTTGGATGTTTTAGCTAGTCTGAGGATTCCAGCTAATTTTTTGAAAAAAGATTCTTCAATTATGTTTTTATCACTCATATATGATTTTTTGTTCATTCAGCTCTCCAAATGTAAGTATTCATATATAAATATAAAAAAAGTAAAATTATTTAAGGATTACCTTCCTCTTTTAGCACGAGATTGCATAACTTTTTGTTGTTGTTTTATTTGTTTAACAGAATCTTCTTGTTGTTTATTTTCTTGTTTTTTTGTTTCTATTAATGTATTTGTATAGAATCTACGCAAATAAACGGGCATAGTATAAACATCATGATGACTAAAGCCACCATTAGAATAATATATTAGACTAAATATGTTGTCGTGAAACTCTTTTCTATAGTTGGTCGGAAGGCCAAAAAAAGTTTGCAGTCATTGGTACATCTACCTTGACTGCGTCTCCTTCAAAATCAACTTCTTGAGTTAAATCAATATCAGGTTGTATTCTTTGAACTTCTTTTCTTAAAGCTAATGAATCTCTTGATAGCATATTATCCACAAAACTATTAATTGTAGATTTGTCATCTTTACCATCAACCGATGTTATAATATATCTCAATCTTGTTGTCATTTCACGAGTGGCACCTATTTTGGACATAGATTTAAGTTCAGCATCAACAGCCTTTTCATCTTTACCTGTCAGTAGTTTGAAAGTGATGTTTATACCCGAACCTGGCAGTTTAAATTTAAACTTATTATTACTATAATCAACATCATTAGGTAATATTTTGTATTCACATGAAGTTAAGTCAAAAGAATGTTCTATAGTTTCATCAGTATTTGGATTTGTAATATTACATTCATATTCAGGACCATAGGCTAAAACTCTAGCTGATACCAATACAGCATTTCTGTCACCTGTTAGTAAATCATCAGATACGACACCTTTTGTCAAAATTAATGAATCTAATAGTTTTTCTAATACTATACCTTTTCTGATTAGATTCTGTGAAGTAAGAATATCTTCTTCTTTTGCAGTCATATACTTGATTTCAATTGTACCATCTTTCAATGGAGAATTTTCACCATATACTTTACCACCGCTTGGTAAGTCAACTATTTCACTTGGAAATTTTTGCTCATCTGCCATTATAACCTCCTATTTTGTCTTATTTAGATTCTGAAACTGAAGCTTGTCTGTATGATGTAACTAATTTTTTAATCTCACCTAAAGATTTTCTAGCTCTACCACCAGCTGCTTTTACGCCTTTTTCTTCAAATTTTCTATGATTTTCTTGAAAGTCTTCAAATAAATCGTTTATTGTATTATATAATTCAGTACTATTTGCCATTTTTTATCTCCTCATAACTTAAATCCAACTAGCATTTCCTAGTTGGGTGTATTTTGTTTTACCGTTAACCTTTTCGGCCTTTGTTATTTTACCTCTATTACCACCATCGGATGAAAAACTAATATGTATCCAACCATGTGGTAAAAATTCAGCTATACATTGGTCGAATGGTAATTTTGATTCTTCTGTAATCCACTTGAACACGGCTTTTAAATCCATATCCATATCATAAAATTCAAAGTCAATAGCTGCATCACCATTCAATGCACAATGTTGAGAACGACTTGAACCACCAATAGATTTATTGAGCTCTATACATCTATAACCTGATGTAACTCTAATTGGTTTTCCATAATGAACTCTAATCGGTTCCATTATCGTTTCACATATAGCTTTTAACTGATGTTTAATTTGTTCGGTTGGAGTATTATCTATACCCTTCCTAACTGCTGTTTCAGATTTAATAACTTCTTTTAAAGAAAAATGTTTTGAAAGCTTCATAATTAAACTCCTTCAGTTATATATAAATATATATAAATTAAAAAAAAAGGGATAAAATGTTTTTATCCCTTGATTTTGTTTTAGTTGTAATATTCTAATTTAGAATTGTAGTATAGCGTAATCATATCTTAATGTTAAAGTTATATCAACAGGATCACTTGTAGCAAAATCTAAATCACCAAAATTAGCGTCTTGAATATAAGCACCTTTTAATGTCCATTCTTCAACAACATCACCTACTGGTCCTAATACTTGGAATGTTACATCTTTCTTATAGAAATCTGCATATCCGTCACGACCTGTTACAGATTCGTGTGATAATCTTATCCATTCCATTACCGCTTGTGAAGCTGAAGGAACAACTGGATCATAAAGTGTGATACTTAATTGTTGCCATTCACCTTTTCCTTTGACATACCTTTTAACATTCATATGGTCTAGAACAACTTCTTCAAATGTGATTTGAGGTCTAGTAGCTGTTCTTATTAAATAAGCCGGTATACCATCTATTTGCATTATAAACCGATTTTTTAATTTCGGTTCAAATGGTGTAAACATTACATCATTTGCGTCTACTAATTTTGCCATAAATATTCTCCAATTGAACTTTGTCTATTCATATATAAATATAATAATATATGAAAATTTTCTAATTTAGCTACTTAATTACTCAGGAAAAACTGCTCCTGTTGGTAATACTGTGAAATCAAGTACTATAAATTCAGCTGTTCTAGCTGGCTGAATAAATATCTGACCGATTAATTGATTTCTATCAATTGTATCAGGTGTATTATTTGTTTCATCCATTACCACTCTAAATGAAGTTAATCCAGAATTTGATTGTATTTGTTCTAAAAATGGATTTACTATATTCAAGAACTTCTGTCTTGTAGCTTCTGTATTTTGTTCAAACACAAGGAATCTTGACGAAGCTGCTATGAATTTCTTCATTCTAATTAATAATCTTCTTACATTAACCCTATCTAATGCTGAAGGTTTAGCTTGAAGTGTTTTCTGACCCCATATACATACACCTTCACCTGGGAATGTTGCTATTGGATTAACTCTACCTTCATAAAGAGTATCTCTTTCATCTTGTGTTAATCTTTCTTTAGCGTAAATTA